AATTCTTCTCAGAACACGAACAGGGTGAAGACATTCCGAAGTCAAATACTTATCTATAGACTCTTGATTTAACATACTTAAGATTCAGGATTATTGACAAATGTTTCAATTGAATCAACCAATATAACATTATCCGGAGAAAGATACATTCCAATAAATAAAGGAAGATCCTCTCGACGCACTACATAAATCTGACCTTCAGACTGAGTTTTTTTAGACTTAACAGAAACCAATAAAAATTCAGTTTCATTTTTTTTAAGTGATTTTCTAATCTCCATAATTGTTTTTTTTAACGGTTAATATTTAATATTAATTTTAGTAGAATCCACAGAAGACGTAGAAGTTTGTTCAGTATTCTGAGAAGAATTAGAATTGTACTTTGAAATAGACATAGATGCAGTACAAGACTGAACAGAAAGAGCGGTGATAACACCAATAATAAAAGAAGAAATCAATTTAATAATTTCAATCCATTGTTGAGATGTAATTTTCATAATGACGAATATTTAAACATTAAATTAATAATACGATATTTATTTTTTAAATAAGATTTTACTATAGGATTCTTATTAACAAACTCCATAGCATGCAAAAGGCTACATCCTGATACATGATCAAGATGAATGGAAGCAGAAAGCATCAAAGGATCTACTTCGGAAGAAAATACGACAACAATAGAAGATATATACATATCGAATCGATTTAAAATTGTAATGCAAATAAAAGGTTTATTTTCTAAATCACAAAATAATTAGAAGGGTTTTTTTGAATTCACTGTCATTTATCTTAATAAAGGCAAGGAGAGCGGAGTTTTCGGCGGAGATTAACCGAAAACCCTTCCGGGATAAATGATGAAGGCTTTCGCCAGTGAAGGCCGCGAAGGTGAGGAGGAACTCAACCACGCGTCCGAAAGATTATTTTCTTTAGGTAGCGCGCTACGCGCGGATTTTACAGCCGTTAACCTAACGGCTGGTGCTGTCCTGGCTTAACGCCAGATGCGCACGCGTCACGAGCTTCCAGCTCGCACCGCTACTGTGCAGCATGTTCGCTGCTTGTTTTTTGGGGTATATGGGGGAGGATTGCCAGCTTGATGAGCGGGGACAGCGTCCTAATGAAAAAGGATAAGGGCGGAGCTGCACCCGCTCATAGAGCGTGGTGTGCGGCTTCGCCGATATCAAGGTGCTAGACGCTAAGGGACGCTAGCCGCGTCCTGTTGCCTGGGGCCCGTTCAGGCCACGGAGGCCAAGAACCTTGCGGCATTGGACGCGAAATGAACGGACACTTATCTTCTATAAATGATTTTCGGTTTACGAGCAGATCCTATATTGCCTACAGCATTACCGACAGTATTAACAGCATTCAATCCCTCGTTCCAATAACGTTTTGAGTAATTCCACTCGGAATGGAGCGATTCCATTCTAGATTTAAGAACAGGGGCGGAAATCTTACGCTCTCCGTCATTATAGAACGGAGAATTAATATCAATACTTGCCAGATTCTCAGCATTAAGAGCTTGAATATACTTCTCTGAAGTAGATCTCGCAATATTATTATTGATACGATAACCAGAGGCCTGAGCATCATACATAAGACGCTTAGACAATTCTGTAACAGCCTGCTGATATTTCAAATGACCGGAAGCCATTTGATCATAATACGAAGAGGCGAGTAGATTCAACTGTAATTGCTGACCTTCATCAAGATACTTGTTAACAACACGCTTAGACTGATTGTCAAGCAATTGACCAACACGTTGAGCCTTAACAAGATTATTAGACCACTGCATATTCCGCAGCTGCTGTTTGTCAGTCTGAAGCTGAAGACCAAAACGCATGAGACCTGTCTCACGAGACCATTTTTTATATACAGGACCTAATTTAAACCAATCTATATTCGATAAGGTCTGACTAGCCTGAGCATCAAATAATGATTTTTGACCTTGGAGATTCTGAACGCGAGCAGTCGTTTCCTTAGTCTGATTTGCAATCTGAAGCGCAGTAGACAAGCTATTCGTAAGACCTGAAAAATCCTGTCTTTGCATAGACAAAGGAGGAGCAGCAGTAGCCGGAGATGTAGAACCAGCAGAAGATGCAATACCAGCATTTCCTCCGGACATCATGAGATACGGATTAAGACCAGCCTCTGACAATCGTTGACGCTGAGCAGACGCAGTATTATACGAATTCTCACGATTCCACATATCCAACTGGAAATCACGAGCTTTCTGAGCCTCGGCGGCATTAAAATCATTATTCATTTGATTGATAGCCATATTAGTCTTATTGGTCTTATTAGTAGATACAGCACCACCAATAGTAGACGCAACAGGACCAACAATCGGAATAAAATCAAGAAGTCCCATAACTATTCAGATTGAGAAGGCTGAGAAGGCTGAGAAGAATTACCAACAGTAGGCTCTACCTGATTTCCAACAATAGGATCTACCTGCTTTTCCAAAGAAAGACGTTCGGCCTCCTGTTCAATTTCTTTAGCCTGTTCTACAAGGTATTCAGACCACGCAATAAGCTCAGAAGGAGACTGAAGATGTCGAGACTTAATAGTATCCAAAATCTGAGCATCAGACATTTGATCCATTTGAGATTGAACAGCACTAGATTTAGGACGACGCATATCAATCATTGACTGGACGAAATTAGAACCGTATTTCTTAGTCATATCAGCGGCATGTAACAACATACTGACATCAGAACGAATACGGATATACTCATCTTCTTCAGTTCCGTTTTTTTCAAAACGAAAGACTTCAGTAGGAAGCTCTTCCAAAACAATGTCAGGCTCAGAAGAAGCACAAATAGGACAAATCTGAACTTCTCGAACAAATGAGTTTTTTCGATATCCCGGACCAAAACACACGCAGGACTTAGTATTTTCTTTTTCATTCATAACTAAAAATTTTAATAATACTAATATTAATAAGGCACACCGTCAGAAGACAATGGGCGAGTTACATAACAACCAACATTACAATTCACTAATAACTGGTCAGTGTCCCAAGTAGAGTCAACCTTAACAGCAAAAATATCATCGAGAGTATTCGGATTCACCTTAAAGAAAGGCCAAGACACACCTTTATAAGTAGAAAAATCTTCTCCAAATAAAGAATACAAAAATGAATCATCGATAGGAGACACCCAATCCTTAAGAGTAGTGGTAAATGCTCCATGAATACGATCAATTTTGGTCTTCCAATTATAATAGCGAGGATTATAACCGAGAATCTTATCGGCGGAATTTACATTAGAATACAAACTTGAATTCATAAGCTCAACAGCAGGAACAGATTCCATACCGATACTATCGAACTCGGGAATAGGGAGATCCTCAACAGAAGTAACAAGATTCTGACCGTCAGGACCACTAATAGCATAATCCAAAAGAGGAACAGCGTGATAAATACACATAAGCATATAATATCCGGAACCAGTGTTAAATGTCATAGATCCCTGACCAGATCCAACACCTTTACCATATATGTATGCCTGAGAAGAAGAATTTCCAGGAGTAGGGAGGTAATTATTAACAACTTCAGATATATCAAGATTACGAGCAATACCTCCAATATATTTAGCCATATGAGACTCAGACTGGGGAACATTCACACCAAAATGTGCTTTAATCTGATCTCTATAATTCGTATCAACAGATTGAGTAATTTCTTTCCATTTTTGAAGTGCTTCAGCCTGACGAAGAGCGAGAACAGAGAATTTTAATTTTAAGTCAGGAGATTCTCCTAATACAGCCCAAAGGGGATTCTTTTCACGAACAGATATAGAATCAGTATCACGGGGATATAATTCAGTAGTTTTATTGGTAGATGCAGAACCAGTATTAGCAGATTGAACAGCCGTCTGTAACTGTTTGAATGTACCGGAAGAATTAACACCGGTATACGCACCAACCGGAATTTTAGAACCAGTAAGGGACGTAGAACCAAGATCAACCACAGCAAGATCACCAAATTGAGAATTCGGAAGAACTCCCATGAATTTATCCTTATTCCAATTACAATAGCGAAGAGAAAATAAATTATCACGTTTCCAATAAACATTTGAAGCTGGAATAGAAGAAGCAAGTCCGGATCCAAAAATATTACCAGATCCTTGGTACCAATCAAAATTATAAGAAGTAGGATCAGCATTTTCCCATTGGGACCAACGGAAAAAATCTTGATAAATTTTCTGATAAGCAGCAAGAGGGAAAAGGTTAACAGCCAAATTAACATTGTACTTCTGAGAATAATTAGAAGAATCTGACAATGCTGATTGCATGTTCCACCAACGATTTGTGCCGGAACCGATCCAGGAAGAAGCCTTATCCACAACATTACCGTAATCTAACATCGAACATAATTTATGATTAACATCTCCACGATTATATCCAAAGATGTTACCAAATCCAGAAATAACAGAAACGTCGTCGCCAAGTTGAGTAGGATTTCCGCCAGAAAATTTCAACGCATTGCTAAGATCCTGTAAGGTACAATAAGGCAAATCTCCCTTTACGGTAAGATTTGTCAAAAGATCTTTAGACTGAATAGGAGCTTTCTCTCCCATTTGAATCACAGCGGAATCAAACGACTTCCAAATAAGATCACAAGGTACAGCAAAGAAATCAAAATACTCACGAATACGCGTATATGCAGAAGTCTGCACAGGACGAGTACGCGTAAAATACTCAAGATTGAACCTGTAAGTAGAATTCGGAATTGCGAAATCAGTCCACACAGGGAGTAACTCGCCAACTTTCGCCGTAAAGCAATTTTTAGCAGAAATATCGTGCCCTGACTTATGCGGCCGATTCTGCAATTCTTTAAGACCAGTAAAATGAGCCATAAAAAAAATAATTAAGTTAAACAAAGTAAACCACTCATATCATTATATTCCTTGTGTTTAACCTTATCTCTCACGGCAGCCCGATTCGTAGCAGTCAACTCAGAAAGGAATATATTAGATAGAGAATAATCATAATCATAAGAACGCTTAACATTCTTAGTAGAATTATAAATCTCATTACCAACAGTATGAGAAAATAAAAATGAACGCTGCTTATCGTTACAATTTTCAAGGAATTCATAATAATCATGTAACTGACGTCTAGCGTATTCATTCCAAAAATTGGCAGAAGCTTCCATTAAAGAGCGAATACAACGACGGTTATACACTGACACAAAACCAAACAAATTCCAAAAACGACAACAACGAAATACCTGGTTAAACAACCGATAAAATTTAGAATAAATCTGAGCATAAGTAAGACAATGCCAATACTTATGATTAGGTCCGTCAAGACGACATGCAATAATAATCAAATCATCATCAGAATGCACAAAACCTTTATCATATCTATCCAAAAAGAAATCAGTGTACGCATGAGCCAATTCAGACACCGGAGAGGTACGAGAGTCAAACGTTATATCCAAATATCCGAAACGAACGAGCCTATCGGGCGCAAAGAACGCAGCTGAAAATAAGTCAGCACTCCGATATGAACATTTACGAATAAAGTCGGGGAATTGAGGGAATACGGTATGTTTATACGCCCGTGAAGGGAAGATCTGTATAGCTTTACCATTAAGAGAGATGCACTTTCCATTAAGAAGGACATCTGACATTTTTTCAAGTTCATATATCGAGGCTTGTTGGGGAAAGACATTATTGACTGAAAATCCTTTTGAGTGCGCGGAACGCGGGCGAATCTTCTTGTGCTGGACATATAATGAAGGTAAGCACACAGAACTGTTAACATATGACGCAACATATGATGCTGAGCCACCTCGCGATAATGAACAATTTGTATCACCGTAGGACCAAGACGAAGATATATACTGTGATATAGTTTCGGCGAGTTGTGACGAGTTAAAGAATAATAGCAAATGCCAATGCGGACGGTATGTCCGAGGGCCGTATTCAGATACAACGTAGTAACATATTTTTTCATTGTATTTTTTATCTATATGAAAACGAAGACGTTTAAAAAAGAGTTGAATATCAGGCATATTGCAATAAGGAACACGATTGTCGCACTCAGAAAAAGGAGGGTAAGTAACAGATTTACGAGAAAAATCATACCTACCATGAGATTTAACAATAATATCCTTATATTCATCAAGAGTCATAGAATGAGTAATCGAAAAAAAATCATCATCAATAATTCGGTCAGAACCACGGTCACGATGAATCCGAATATTACGATTAATAGACTCAAAAGTATACAGATTACGAGAATCGTCAAGAGGATCCACTTTAGTCATCTGCATATAAGGAAGACATTCATCTCTATATGACAAAAACACAAAATAACAATACTTAAAGTGAGAAGCCATATTGACAGCCAAAGAGGTATCGCGATTAGCCTTGTTTTTAATACATGAATAGCAATGTCCACAAGGAACATATAAAACCTCATTAGTATACTTATTCAGAACACGAACAGGGTGAAGACATTCCGAAGTCAAATACTTATCTATAGACTCTTGATTTAACATACTTAAGATTCAGGATTATTGACAAATGTTT